GATCTAGAATATGAAAACATGCACGTAGAATCTGCTATCAAAGCGAATGCACTTGGTATCGAGATCACTCGTAAATCAAAGCGTATTGGATGTTCAGGATTCAAAGACCTTATCGAAAATAATAAGTTAGAAATAGTCGATGAACAAACGATTATCGAGATCTCTACTTTCGAAGCAAGAGGACAATCATATGAAGCATCAGACGGAAATCATGATGATCTTGTAATGAACTTAGTCATGTTAGGTTATTTTGTATCTACACAAATGTTTGCAGATATGACAGATATTGATTTAAAAAAGATGTTGTTTGATAATAGGATGAAAGAAATAGAAGACGATATTGTTCCATTTGGGTTTATAGATGATGGCACAGATGCTATCGAAGCGATTGAAAGAGCAGAATCACACGATCGTTGGAATATTAAGAATGAAACTAATAGGTTCATTTATGATCCCGAAGACTGGCAAGTCTAAAGTAATTAAATTATAAATAATAGCAAGTTGACTATTCGTATTATGACATCATATAATTTTTAAACGAGGAAGATAAAATGGCACTAGGTACACCGTCTGCAAGTCCAGCGGTTGTTGTCAAAGAGATAGATCTGACTGGTGGCGTTCCTAACGTTCAGTCAACTACAGGCGCAATCGTCGGTGACTTTCGTTGGGGTCCAGTAGAGCAAAGGGTATTAATAGACAACGAGGCTACACTCGCTGCTACTTTTGCAACTCCTGACTCAGCGACTACAATCGATTTCCATTCTGCAAGTTATTTTCTACGCTACTCTGGTTCATTACAGGTAGTGCGCGAAGTAACTTCAGCAGCAAAAAATTCACGTTCAATAATTGGTCAAGCTGCAACAGACTCTAATGGAGGTCTAAGCGAACCAGTTGTTAAAAACGAAACAGATTTTCTAGGACAACAAACAACACTTGCTTCTGGAAGTCATACATTTATAGCTAAATATCCAGGAGATCTAGGTAACGGCCTACGAATTTCTGTATGTCCACCAGATTCTACAGCTTTTGCTGCATGGCCATATAGAACAGAGTTTGACGATTTCCCTGGCACATCAACATTTGCAACAGGTCTCGGCGCATCAAACGATGAGATTCATATTGCTGTAGTTGATTCTGATGGACAGTTTTCTGGTACAAGAGGTACTGTACTTGAAACATATCCATTCGTATCGACAGCAACGAATGCGAAGAATACTGATGGTACAACAAACTTCTCATTGGATATTGTAAATGCCCGTTCAGATTACATCTGGATGGTCGGCTTTGACTCAGACTTCAAACAAGTAGGTGCTGGCACAGCGATCACAACAGGAGCAGACTTCAATCCTACAACAGGTACGGCTGCAACATCTGCTGTTGATCACGTCTTACGTAAAGGTGTAAATTCTTCGCCTTTCACAACTAGTGAATTCTTAGCAGGTTATGATTTATTCGAAGATAAGGATCAAGTAGAGATTGACTTCTTGATTGCACCTGGTATGGTAAGTGTTGAAGATCAACGCACAGTTGTTAATGATCTCGTAACTACTGCGCAATCATTACGTAAAGATTGTGTAGTAACAGCATCACCTAACCGTTCAGCTATCGTTAACCTAACTAACGGTGCAACTATCACAACAAACGTTGTGAGTACTGCTAGCGGTTTCACATCTTCATCATATCTTGTAGCAGATAACAACTATCTGAAGATTTATGATAAGTTTAACGATCAATACATTAATATCCCGGCAGCCTCTTCACCTTGGTTCTCACCAGCTGGTTCGCGTCGTGGTCAGTATTTAGGCATCACATCAATCGCTTACTCACCAACAAAAGCACAGCGTGATACTCTGTATAAAGCAGGTATTAACCCGATTGCAAATATTCCTGGTCAAGGTGTATTATTGTTCGGTGATAAGACAAAGCTTGCAAGACCTTCGGCATTCGATCGTATCAACGTACGTCGTTTGTTCTTGGTACTTGAGCGTGCGATTGGTCGTGCGGCTGAACAAGTCATGTTTGAATTCAACGATGAGTTTACTCGCGCTGAGTTCGTGAATATTGTTGAGCCAGTACTCAGGGAAGTAAGAGGTCGACGTGGTATCACAGACTTTAGAGTTGTTTGTGATGAGACAAATAATACACCAGCAGTTGTAGATCGCAATGAGTTCATTGCAAACATCTTCATCAAACCTGCGCGGTCTATTAACTTCGTCACTTTGAACTTTGTAGCTGTTCGTACCGGTGTTGACTTCGAAGAAGTCGTAGGCACGGTGTAAGGAGATAAGAAATGGCTATTTTAGGAGTAGATGACTTTAAGGCAAAGCTAAGAGGCGGTGGCGCACGTCCTAACCTCTTTCAGGTAACTATCAACTATCCAGGTTTTGCTAACGGAGATCCAGAACTAACATCGTTCTTGGTCGAAGCTGCAACTCTACCTGGTTCAAACTTTGGTATCATTCCAATGGCATTTAGAGGTCGTATCCTCAAACTTGCTGGTGATCGTACGTTTGCTGAGTGGCAGACAACAATCATCAATGATACAGACTTTGCAATTCGTAATGCGATTGAGCGTTGGATGAACGGTATTAATGCACACTCTGCAAATACTGGTCTGAATGCACCAATTGCTTATGAAGCAGATCTCAAAGTTGAGCAGTTGGATCGTGATGGTACTGTGATCAAGACATATACATTCCGTGGCTTATCAGTACTACGAATCAGATACCACAAGCTAAGATAAATAATAGGGAGATCGGGAATAGTCTCGATCTCTCTACTCTAATTAGGATGAAGTGATGGCAGAACAAGGACAAGGCGGTAGCGAAGGTTTGACCCTCTTTGGGTTTCAAATAAGCAAAGCCAAGAAAAAAGAAGATAAGAAGATGCCTTCTATAGTTCCTCCTCGTGATGACGAGGGAGGAAGTTATGCCACTGCGTCAGGTAGTCATTATGGTCAATACTTAAACCTTGACGGTGATGATTCAAAAGATAACTATCAGTTGATCATGAAATATCGAGGTAACTCGATGCATCCTGAAGTTGACGCAGCTATTGAAGATATCATTAATGAAGCTATTACAGGTAGTGAATTGAGTCAGACTCTTGAATTGAATCTCGACGAAGTTGACGTATCTGATAGTATTAAAAAATCAATTAAAGAAGAGTTTGACAATGTTTATTCTATGTTGAACTTTAAAGAATTAGGTCATGACATCTTTCGTCGTTGGTACGTTGATGGCCGTTTATATCATCATCTTGTCGTAAATGAAGCGAATCCAAAAGAAGGTATTCAAGAGATTCGCCCTATTGATTCTGCCAAGATGCGTAAGGTCAAAAAGGTAAAGTACAAAAAAGATCCTGCAACAGGAGCAAAACTCGTCGATAAGACCGAAGAGTTCTTTATCTATCAAGAAAAACCAGGTCAATCAAATACTGGTGTAAAGATGACAAGCGACTCAGTGAGTTATGTGACTTCTGGTCTATTGACCGAAGATCGTAAAAAGATCGTATCTCATATTCACAAAGCATTAAAGCCGATTAATCAGTTACGTATGATGGAAGACGCGCTAGTTATCTATCGCTTAGCTCGTGCTCCAGAACGTCGTATATTCTATATTGATGTTGGTAATATGCCTCGTGGTAAGTCAGAACAATATATGAAAGACATCATGGCCAAGTACCGTAATAAGCTTGTCTATGATGCTAAGACTGGTGAGATCAGAGACGATCGTAAGCATCAATCTTTACTTGAAGATTTTTGGTTACCAAGACGCGAAGGTGGTCGAGGCACAGAGATTACTACTTTACCAGGTGGTGAAAACTTGGGTCAAATCGATGATATCATTTATTTTCAAAAGAGAATGTATCGTTCATTAAACGTCCCAATCTCACGCTTAGACGCAGAGTCGGTTTCAGGTTTCTTAGGTCGATCGACTGAAATAAATCGTGATGAGTTAAAATTTCAGAAATTCATAGAACGTTTACGTATGAGGTTCTCTCATCTTTTCTATGGTATCTTAAAAACTCAGCTAATCATGAAAGGTATTATTACCGAAGAAGATTGGCAATCATGGAAAAATGATATTACTGTAGATTATCAAAAGGATAATCATTTTGCAGAACTTCGTGATGCCGAGATGCTTCGCGAACGATTGCAATCGATGGATATGATATCACAATATGTAGGAGAATATTTTTCAAAAGAATGGGTACAAAAGAATGTGCTTATGCTTGACGATGATACTATTGAAAATATTCAAAAACAAATAGATGGTGAACAGGAACCTGAAGAAGGGGAACCTCAACCAGATTCACAAAATAATGGAGACGAACAGTGAGTGAAGCAGTGAAAGATTTAATTCAACAAGCTTTAGATCAGGATTTTAATCAAGCTAATAAAACATTTCAAGATGTGATTACAGTCAAGATGACAGATGTATTGGATCAAGAAAAAATACGTCTAGCAGATCAAATCTATAACGGAGTAGAAGTAGATGACGAGGATGACGATGACATCCTGGGGGATGAGGATGGTGATCAGCTCGAGCTTGACGTGGAGACAGAAGAAGATGATGAAGAATCGGAAGAAGAGTCGGAAGATGTTGATACCGATGATGATGTACTCATGAGCGAGCTTGATGACGAGTACGAATTAGAAGACGAGGAAGATAAATAATCTTTCTAAGTGTAAAATAATAAAATTATAAATAAAGGTAACAAATGAAAACCTTTGGTCAAATTAGAGAGTTAACTGGAAGAAAGCCTGAAGGCCAATTAATGGTCAATAAAAAGATAGGCAGAATCCAGGTCATGATCTACAAGGAACGAAATGGCTTCGTTGCTTATGTGGATGGTGATAGACTTGATCGATACAAAACAAAGGTAGATGCAGAAAAAGCTGCAACCGAATTTATAAAGGCATTTAAAAAATGAAACTGATTGCTGAATATACCGAAAACAATATTGAAGTGCTTACTGAGGCCGACGAAAAAGGCAATAAAAAGTATGCTATCGAAGGTATCTTCATGCAAGCAGAACAAAAGAATCGTAACGGTCGGATATATCCGAAAGCCGTCTTAGCAGAAGCTCTGGACAAATATAATACAAATCAGGTTTCAAAAGGACGAGCTGTTGGTGAATTGAATCATCCTGAAGGACCGACCGTTAATTTAGACAAAGTTTCTCACAAGATCGAAAGCCTTAATTGGAAAGGCAACGATGTTGTGGGTAAGGCGACTATTTTGGAAACTCCAATGGGAAAGATCGTACAAGGTCTACTCGATGGCGGTGTCAATTTAGGAGTCTCGACTCGTGGTATGGGAAGTTTAGAAAGACGTGGTAACGCGATGTATGTTAAGGATGACTTTCTCCTTAATGCAGTAGACATCGTACAAGATCCATCTGCACCCTCAGCTTTTGTTAATGGGGTTATGGAAGGTGTAGAGTGGGTATGGAACAACGGTATCATTGAAGCTAAACATATTGAACAAATGGAGACTGAAATTAAGAAAGCTCCACGCACCGACCTCTATGAGACACAGGTTCGTGAGTTTAAGAATTTCCTCTCGTTACTCAAATGCTGAAGCACAGTCAGTTGCTTCTGTAGACAAAGCAGGTGAAGCAACAGGTACAGCGCCAAAACGTAAAATGGCTGGTGGAACTGCTGCAGACAACACCAAACAAGATCCAATGCCGAAGACAAAGGCTGGCATGATGAACGTAATGATTGCTAAAATGGGCGGAATGAAAAAAGACGCTCTGATGGCTAGTTACAATAATATGATGAAACCAATGTCAGACGATGTTGATGCAGAGCAGTTCGAAGGTGAAGCCATCGCAGAAATGGATTACCAGGCAGACTTCTCAGAGGATCTAAATGCTCTTGTTGAATCAGAAGCCACATTGTCTGATGAATTCAGAAACAAAGCATCGACAATTTTTGAAGCAGCAATTAAGACAAAGCTTGCAGAAGAGATTGATCGTCTCGAAGAAAAATACAACGAAGAACTGAACGAAGAGATTGAATCTACAAAATCAGATCTCGTTGAAAAGGTCGATAACTATCTTAACTACGTAGTTGAGCAATGGATGGAAGACAACAAGGTTGCTGTCGAAACAGGCTTGCGCACAGAGATTGCAGAGAAGTTTATGACTTCACTGAAAGATCTGTTCACAGAGTCATATATCGAAGTACCAGAGTCTAAAGTCGATTTAGTTGACGAACTCGCCGCAGAGGTTGAAGAGCTAGAAGAAGCACACAACACTGCAATTGCAAAAACTCTAGAAATTCAGGAAGAACTCGAAGTATTGAAGCGTGATGCAATCATCCGTGAAGCTGCTAACGGTCTTGCTGAAACTCAAGTTGAAAAACTTAAAAAGCTAGCCGAAGATCTAGATTTTGAAGACGAAGAGACTTTCGCACAGAAAGTAGCGACCGTTAAAGAATCTTACTTCACCAAAAAAGTAACTGAGACTGCTGACATTGAAGAAGACGACGACGGTGAAACCGTAGTTGAAACTTCTGGTGCCATGGCTCAGTATCTTCAAGCAATTCAAAGACAACAGAAATAATTGGGAGTCCAATCATGAATACCGTATCTTACGATAAATTGTTGGAGAAGTGGGCACCTGTACTGAACGAAGAATCAGCAGGCACCATTTCAGATCAACACAAAAAAGCTGTAACAGCAGCAGTTCTTGAAAACCAAGAGCGTGAAATGAACGAAGCAGCTGGTCAACTTCACGAAGCAGCACCTGCAAACGCAACTGCAGATGTAGCTAACTGGAACCCAGTACTAATCGCGCTTGTTCGTCGTGCAATGCCAAACTTGATGGCTTATGACATTTGTGGCGTTCAGCCAATGTCAGGTCCAACAGGTTTGATCTTCGCGATGAAGTCTCAGTATGAGACAGCTCGTGGTAACCAGTCAGTTGGTGACGAAGCTCTGTTCAACGAAGCAAACACAGTGTACTCAGGTGATTCATCTGGCACACACAACACAACAAACGGCCCATCAGGCTTGTCAGGCATTGACTCAGCATCTCAGGATTCAAACCTGGATGACCAGCGTATCTCAGGCACAAGTCTGTCAGGTACAGGTATGTCAACTGGCGATGCGGAAGGCCTTGGTTCAACTGGCGCAGGTCCAAACTCAGCATTCGCTGAAATGGGCTTCACCATTGAAAAAGCTACAGTGACTGCAAAGTCACGTGCTCTGAAAGCAGAATACACTCTAGAACTAGCACAAGACCTGAAAGCAATTCATGGTCTAGATGCTGAGACAGAGCTAGCAAACATTCTGTCAACAGAAATCATGGCTGAAATCAACCGTGAAGTTGTACGTACAATCAACTCACAAGCGAAGACAGGTGCATTGACAACTAATACAGCTGTTTGATCCATATGCAGTAGCCGATTATGTAAACGTTGGTTATAAGGGTACAAACCCATATGACGCAGGTCTGTTCTATTGCCCATACGTACCATTAACAATGGTTCGTGCGGTTGGTGAAGACACCTTCCAGCCAAAGATTGGCTTTAAGACTCGCTACGGCATGGTCTCAAATCCATTCGTTGGTTCAGCACCTGCTGATGGTCTTGCAACTGCAAAGACTAACCAGTACTATCGTATCTTCCGCGTGGACAACATCCTCGGCGCGTAAGCTTAAATGACTTATCGAGAAAGGGCAGCTTCGGCTGCCCTTTTTTTATCATCCTAGTATGAAAAAGATATAAATACTGTCATGGCTACTTTAACAGAAAATTTTAATTACTTACAACCTACCAGTTTTAAGTTAATCATCGATAGAAAGA